TTCCGGATCGGCCACAAGATTGAAATGTGGCACAACACTCACGATTGGAGTACCGACATTCAAAAAGCATGGAAAGGGTTTACGATTAGCCTACGGATAGGGCCAGCGAAATGATTGAGACAATAATGCTAGCGGTGGTGAGTTTCATTATCGGGTGTTGGGTGGGATATAACATAGGCCGTGACGCTGATGCCTGATTGGGCAAGGGAAGCAATGAGGGAAGGGCGATTCTTTAGTGTTGCGTTAGGCAGGATTGCTGAGTTGGAGGCTGAATGACAGCATACTGGTGGCTGCTGCTTGCTCTTGTTTTCGAGATAGGGCTATCGGCCATTGTTATTGCCATGGCCGTGAGGCAGCTAGTAGATGAGATGCACGATATGTCTGTAGAGATCAGGCATTTACGCATCAGTATAGAGGATTGGAAATGAAGGTGTTGAGAACGCTGAAGGGGTCTGTGATCAAGAGGGCCGAAGATAATGTCGGCAAGGAGATCAGTGGTAAGGTGTATTTTCACCGGCTGTACTGGGAGGAATACTTAGACCCTGGGACCTGGGAGAGGATTCTGTCGGTAGCGGATACAGAGGCGTTCCTGTTCGATTGCGTGATGGTGGATCTGAGGAGCGGCAAGGTCAGGCTGGACGAGGCCCCAGATTTCGATACGGCTCGGGAGCCTATGGTGGGGAAGACCCTGACATACATAGCCGAGGGCGAGATAAAGCTCGGGTCCAGCAAGGCTGTCTGGCATCACAAGTGGCTCTGGGTGAAGGATGATTACCAGGGATTCGATGTACAGGAGTCTTTCGACTGGTCTCACCGGTGGCTCCAGACTCTGACGGAACCGGCCAAAGGCGGATCTCTCGATGCATGGCACAAGCAGCTCGACAAGTTTGGGTTGGGGGAGAAGCCCCAGACAGAAAAAAGGCCTCCCACTGAAACCCCATCAGCCCTGATGAACGTCCAGACATGGTCATCCGACAAGATCCACCCATACCACAGAAATCCCCGTGATAACGCATCAGCCATCCAGAAAGTGGCGGTATCTCTGAAGGAGTACGGCTGGCAGCAGCCTATCGTGGTTGATTCAGATGGCGTGATTATTGTCGGCCATACACGGTACTTGGCGGCGCTATCCTTAGCTTGGCTGGAGATGCCGGTCATTGTGGCGGATAAACTGACTCCGGCCCAGGTAAAGGCGTACCGGATCGCGGATAACAAGGTTGGGGAAGCGGCTGAGTGGAATGACGAATTATTGCGGCTTGAGATCACGGACCTGGGGGATATGGACGTTACAGACCTGACCCAGACCGGATTTGCGGAAGACGAGATCCAGAAGCTCTTTGTGGTTGAAGAACCCCCTGAGAAGCGTGACGATGGGGAATATGGGGGTGCTACGGCACTTTCTAGGGGATCATCCCCCTTACGGTATTACCGGAACGAAGAACTCCTTCAAGGGGCCATATTGGACTATGGGTGCGGCAAGGAGGAGCATGAGTTTGAGAAGTACGACATGATCACTCATCCAGATCCGGAGGTGTTACTAATCCAGTATGACACGGTCATGTGCAACTATGTCCTCAATGTTCAACCAAGTGATCATTTAATCGACCTGATACTCGTGAATATCTATCACCTGTTGAAGCCTGGGGGAACCGCGCTGATCGCCGTTGTGTCCGAAGCGGCCCTGAGTGGGACGGCTGCATGTGGCAATCGGGAGCATAAAACCCCGAAGCAGTGGCAGCAGATCCTGGCCCAGTTCTTCAATGTCACCCTGCTTCAAGGATCGTTCACAGGGTATTGTTGTAGGAGATACGATTAAATTCGCGCTATACTGCGCGGATGGTTGGAAATAAAGGCACCACACCTAAAGCGGTAGACCTCTCAAACGGGACAATAACGGTCTCCGAGAAGGCCGTGACGCTCAGTGGCGTGTTCATTAATGTTGTTCTCAGCGCCCATTCGGTAGCAATCAAGAACGGCACCGACACCCTATTCACCATTCCTGCGTCAGCAGCGGCTGGTAATTCATACGACTGCGACAACGCCGAATTCACTGACAATCTCATTGTCGTGCCGAATGCTTCTGGTACTGGCAATATCACCCTCACTTTCAAACCGATGGCGCAGGGCTGATGAGACCTATAGGGCGGAGTAAAGAAGCGGTCATTGTTGATTCCTCTGGGAATGAGATAGCGGCAGAGCTTGGTGCGGCCTGCAAAGTGACGGCGGTATATGAGTGAAGCACAGCTAGATCTATCAAGTCTGGGGGATGAAGACCTCCATGCCATGTTGGAGCAGGTCAAGATCCGCAACAACAAGCGCAAGCAGGAAGAATCCCTAGCAGAGTTTATCAGGGCAGCATGGTCTATATTAGAGCCTGGGACCGAGCTGAAGTGGAACTGGCATCTCGATGTGCTATGCGCTTATCTTGAAGCGGTCAGGGCCGAGAAGATCCGGCGATTAATCATCAACATTCCCCCAGGCATGATGAAGAGCCTGATTGTCTCGGTGTTCTACCCAGCCTGGGTATGGACAAGGGACGCTCCGCATAGATTCTTGTGCGGCAGTAACGAGGGGACATTGGCCACCAGAGACGCATTGAAGATGCGCCAGCTGATTGATTCCGAGTGGTATCAGGAGAACTGGGGAGATACGGTCTCGATATCCAAGGAGCAGGGCGAGAAAACCCTGTTCACCAACACACAGCAGGGATTAAGGCTATCACAGGGTGTGACGGCCAAGGTTACTGGTAAACGTGGTGACACGGTAATATGGGATGACCCTCATGACGCGCAAGGAACCGAATCCGATAGAGAGAGAGAAAATATTCTTGATCGCTGGGATAATGCTTGGTCTTCTCGCCTTAACTCTGCCAACGAATCTGCTGTAATTGTCATCATGCAGAGGTTGCATGCGAAGGACATCACCGGCCACCTGTTGGCCTACAAAGAACTGAAGTGGGTCAATCTCGTCATTCCCATGGAATACGATCCAGATATTATCTTCAATGCGGATCGGGACATCGATAGGCCTGATATTGTTGATCCGAGAACTTCCCCAGGTGAATTACTGTTCAGGGGGATGGTGGACGAGAAAGCCATCACGGCCCAGAAGGAAGTCTGGGGTCCATACGTTACTGCAGGACAGTATCAGCAAAGACCTACTCCGAAGGGTGGTGGTGAGCTGCAGATGTCCTGGCTGAACTATTACACTAAGATGCCGCGAAGAGGCAACAAGATAATCCTCGTAGATCCAGCAGGAGAGAGAAAGCCTGGGGTCAAAGGCCGGAGAGATAACACGGCCATGGGGGTATTCTCCTACGCGCCGGATGGGAACTATTACTTGCTAGACGGGATCAGGGACCGTTTAAACCTTGTCGAGAGGACCAAGCAGCTCTTTGAATGGCATGAGCAGTATAGGCCCGTAGCGGTAGGATATGAGCAGTACGGCGCACAGACTGACATCGCTCATATTCAAACTCAGATGGAGCAGCTGGACTACCGGTTCAAGATCATAGAACTTGGCGGCAAGATGGTGAAAGAGGACAGAATCCGGCGATTAATCCCCTTGTTCGCGGCATCGAGGATCTGGTTACCCCAGACGATGTTCAAAACAATGGTTGACGGATCGGCCCGTGATATCATAAAAGACATTATTGAAGAGGAGTACGGGAACTTTCCTCTAGCAGAGTTCGATGATTTTCTTGATATGATGAGTAGATTATGTGATGAGGACATAAAGACTGTAGCGCCAAAACGAGAGCCTCCCCCTCTCGTTGTTGTACCGAGGAGGATGACCGATGCGGGAGTCGGTTACTAAACAAAACTACAATTAGATTGCGTTAGGAGATAGTCATGCCACAAAGAGTCCAGTTAACCAGGGCTGTTCGATTCGTCACAGATTCGATCACCAGACCAGCCACCACCACGCAATATGCCATTGGTGACGCATTATCAGAAGTTACCACCAACGATTTCTTCACCTTCCTGAACTGTCTCGATGACAACACGAAGACGGGTACGATTGTGGAGGCAAGGCTCAATGTCAGCTCGTATGTCGCAACTGCCCCAGATATAGATCTAAGGTTGTTCCATACCGCGATCACAGAGACTGCGGATAATGTGGCGTGGACCCCGACAGATGCCCACTTGCTCACAGAGATAGGGGCGATAAACTTCGCTACCGGTAGCTACCTCCCAGGCTCAAGAACGGGAGGCGCTGGTGGTAATCAGTCCCAGATAGTCACCGGTCTGAAACACCATGTCCCTGTAGTCAAGGGATCAGGCGTGTCGAGCATCTTCTGCCAAGCTGTCCTAGGGAATACTTACATCCCAGTGGCGAGTGAAATTTACACGGTAACGCTAACCATCGAACAGAACTAAGCGCTGAAGGAGAGATGTTGTGCCAAACGGAGAAGAGATCAAGATTCCGAAGTGGTTAGCGCCCATGTTACTGGGGTTCTTTGTCGTACTGGTTGGCGGGTATATACAATCAGAGGCGGCGGAAGACACTAGAAATCAGATATGGAATCACGCGAAGTCTGATCATGCCCGTATGGCGGAGATGGAGAAGATTCAGCAACACCATGAGACCGAGATCGAGCTGCTTAAACAGGACAACAAGTACATCAAGCTGACCCTGAAATCCATCGCTAACGCTGTGGGCGCTCTAGAACCGGCGTTGCCAGACAATGATTAAGGCGCTCCTCCTACTGCTCGATGATATACCTCCGGCTGCGAAGCTGGAGTTCATTATAGGCATCGTCCTGTTATCTGGGGCGGTGGGAGCCGAGATGTGGGGCTTTGTTGTCCCTGCAAACCTGCACTATCTCTTCGGTGTGCTGGGAGGAGTGATGTTAATGTTCGCGTCTTATACCAACATCAAGCACAAGGACCGGATTCAGCAGGCCGAATCAGAGAGACAACGGGCGGATGTAGAGCTGCGTAAGGCTAGATTGGCGGCAGGAGGATCTCCGGACGACGACAAAACTATTATGAAGAGGTCAGACGAATGACAGACTTACCACTGGCCACGCGGGAAGACGACGACCTTCACTATCAGGAGAACTATTCTGAGAAGGAACTTTCGGAAGAGGATCTCAAGAAGAACCTAGACAAGATCGGGCTAATGCTGGCCGAGAAGCGATCCAAGGCCATCCAACACAGAGAAGAGTCTGGGATGGAGAATATCTGGCGAGAGGACGACGATCACTACGAAGGTATTGACTATACCAGCCGCGCCGACACTACCGAAACAAAGCCCTGGGGCCGAGCTGACGTAAGATCCGGAGAGACCCATGGATCAGACATCTTCTTCAACATCACTCGTCCCTATGTAGACGCATCAGATGCCAGGGTTGGGGACATGCTTTTGCCGACAGCGGACAGAAGCTGGACCCTAGCCCCTACTCCCATCCCAGAACTGGCCCAGATAGCAGAAGGCAAGATCCCCCAGAAGGTTAACAGTCAGATCGATAGCAGCTTCCAGCAGCAAGTAGATGACGGCGATATGGACATGGAAGGGGCCACTACAGCGGCTTTGAAGACCAGAACAGAGCTGGTAGATCAGGTTGCTGCCGAGATGCAGGAAGCTCGGGATAAGGCCAAGATGGCCGAGAAGCAGATAGCGGACTGGCATGTCGAATGTCAGTACATTACCGAGATGCGTTTAGTCATCCATGATGCGGCCAAGCTCGGCACTGGAGTATTGAAAGGCCCAGTCCCGCAGAGGAAGAGAAGTATTGCCTATGTAGACGGCGAGCTTCAAGTCAATGAAGAGACCGTGCCGGTATCGATCAGGGTTGATCCATGGAACTGCTACCCAGATAGCGGCTGTGGGGAGAACATCCACAAGGGCAGCGACTTCTTTGAACGAGACTTTATTGGCGAGAAGCTGCTCCAGGAGATGGCCAAAGGCGAGGATTACAACGAGAAAGAGGTTGGCGAGGCTATCCTTGAAGGCCCACACAGGGCTATCCAGAAGTTCGAGGACGCTGGCAGCGGTAGAGATAACAAGGTCGGCCTGGACGAGCAGCAGAAGATGGATCTGTTCGAGATCTGGCACTACTACGGCAGACTTTCAAAAGAGGATATGACTGGGATCGGCATGGATACGCCAGAAGATGCGCTGTCCTACGTCGATGTAGCAATAACAATGGTCAATAACAGGGTCATCAGGGCTATCAAGAACCCGCTCGACTCTGGAGAGATCCCTTACGACTTCATGGTATGGCAGAGAATGGCCGGAAGACCATGGGGAATAGGGGTATCACGGCAGATCCGCAACCCACAGAGGGTAGTGAACGGTGCTGCCAGGAATATGATGGACAACGCCGGTATGGCTGCTGGGCCTATGTGGATCTTTCTCCAGGGATTGGTCACACCGATTGACGGCAGACTGGAGATTGCCCCGAGAAAGGGCTGGCAGGCTGGAGAAGACGCGGATCTCAATGATGTGGATAAGGCGTTCCGCTTTGTCCAGATGGACATGATGACCGATGATTTGAAGCTGATTATGGATATCGCCCTGAAGATGGCGGAAGACGTAACCGGTATGCCTTTAATCCTACAAGGCCAGCAGGGATCGGCCCCAGAGACGGTTGGCGGCATGCAGATATTGCACAATAACGCATCAACAGTGATGCGCCGTATAGCTCGATTGTTCGATGACATGATCACAGAACCCCACATCCGCCGGTACTACGAGTTCCTACTCATGTACGGCGAAGACGAGATGAAGGGTGATTTCGAGATCAAGGCCCACGGATCTGCCGGATTGCTGCAGAGAGATGCTGATAATCAATTCATCCAGAGCATGGGCGAGTTGGTTCTCGAGCCGAAATTTGGCCTAGATCCACACAAGTGGATGGAGGAACACCTCAAGGGCCAGAAGTTTGACCCAGCCCGATTCCAGTACGATGACGAGGAATGGAAGAAGGTTGTCGAGCAGATGTCCCAGCCTGCACCTGATTCGTCTGTTGAAGTCGCGCAGATCAAGGCTGAAGGCGAGATGGGCAAAGAGCAGCTTAGGGCTGAACTGGCCCAGGCCAAGCTGGCACAAGAGCTTGAGCTGGCCAATAAAGAGATTGAGTTCAATTCCATCATGAAGCAGGTTGACGCTGAGTTGGGTGAGCTTGATCGCGAGGGCCATGAGGCGGAGGTCTTGCAGAAGATCAAGGCATCACTCACTGAGATGGTGATGAAGCTCACGACCCAGAAACAGCTTGCAGGCCAGTCCCCGCAAGTAACCACACCAGCTGTAGAGCCTATGGGCCGAGCAGCCCCAGGACAGGCATTTGTAGAATGATGGAGAGGAAAGCAAGAGTGAGGATGGACATGATGGTGGTCTACAGATCACTAGATCCGCAGGCCGAGGCTAAAGACTGGAGTCTAGTACACCCAGATGATGTCCCAGACATGCTCAAGGACGATCCAGAGACGATGGGCCGCATCACGACAGGCGAAACAGCGCAGCCACCTGGGGACGATTTCCACTACAGAGCGGAGATAACACGCCATTGAAGACCGAAAAGTTAGATGATGAGCTGCTCAGTTCGAGCATACTGGAGCTGGATGATGAAGAATATCGATCAGCGACATACAAGAAAATTACCGGCTACGCGGAAGAACGTGTTGCCAAACTGCGTGTTCAGGGCGATAATCCGAAATTAACGGATATAGAGAACGCCCAGCGAGTCGGGGCGATCAACGAATGGAAGCGGTTTTTAAGGAAGGCCAATGAGGAACCATTGGTTATTCCTGAGTCTACACTGACTAGGGTTGAATACATTTAGAAGAGGTAACATGCCGGAAGAGCGGGAAGAACAAGTTGCTGCAAATGCCGAGGCTGAAGAAGCGGCATTCCTTGAGGGACATGAGGAAGCATCAGCAGACGAAACAAGGCCGACAATCTTAATTGAAGAGTCTGGCCAGGAAGAAGAGCTAGATGAGTTAGACAAGGTATTCGCGGAAGATGGCGAAGCTGCAGCGGGTGAGGCCGACGATAAGTCCGATGAACCCCAGGCAGTGGATCAATCAGGGCAACGTATCAGAACCCTTGAGGGCCAGTACGGCGATATCAACGGCAAGCTCAACCAGCTGATCAAGAAGCTAGACTCCAGCCCGAAGGCTGAATCGGGGCAACCATCGTCTGCACAGGTGATGGAAGCAGCGACTGGTGGCGAGAAGTTTGACGAGTTTAAGGAAGAGTTCCCAGAGTGGGCAGATGTCCTTCAGGAACAGTTAGGGATGCAAGGCAACGCAATATTGGCTAAGATGCCCAATGTTGACAAATTACAGCAGCAGGTTGCTGGCCTGAAAGGAGAGATGGCTGATCTCACCGAGCAGGGTAGACAGATGGCTGTATTGGATCTAAAGCACGATGGTTGGGAAGATACGGTAAAGACATCGGCCTTCCGCAAGTGGAGTGCGATACAATCGCCTGATATGCAGGCGCTGGCAGATAGCCCTAAAGCGCGGGATGCTATCGCCATGCTAGATAAGTTCGAGGCTGATCGGACGGCAGCGCAAGAGAAAGCTGAGAAGCGGAAAGAAAAGGCGAGACTGGCTAAGGATAGGTTGGAAGGTTCTGTAGTTCCCATCACGAGTGGTGGCGGCAATGACAGACGGCCTGCAACTAAGTCAGAGGAAGATGCATTCAAGCAAGGCTATAAGGAAGGCTAGAATGTTACGGCGCGTGTAAACGCCCCGACAGATCGGAACGAATGACATAAGTGCCTTCGTTATAAAGAAGAGGAACGAGCTGCACCCCCACAAGGGAGGTGTATTTATCTTTATAACGAGGAAATGTCATGACGACACAGAATTACGACACAACAGCAGAACGGGTAGGCAAGCTAAAGGGCGCAATCCTCAAGCATGCAATCCCCCGAGAAGTACTGGGAATCACCGGTACACAACACAAGATGGGCAAGAACCAGTCGGAGACGGTAGTCTTCAGACGCTGGCTTCCGTATGGAGGCGCTACTACTAGCGCGGCCACCATCAACGCCTGGGTAGTAGATGAGAACGCGCATCTGACATCAGAGGGCGTAACACCTGATGCCGATACGATCACTCCCCAGGACATCACGGTCACTCTGAATCAGTACAGCTGCCTGTACATGTATACGGATAAGACCGCAGACCTGTACGAGGACGATGTTCCGGCGGCTATGAAGAAGCAGACTGGCCAGAGAATGGGCTTAGTCCGTGAGAAGATCCGGTATGGTACGCTGAAGGGTGGAACGAATCTGTTCTACGCTGGCGGCACTACCAGGGGCACGGTTGATGAGACAGTATCTCTTGGCTTGCTGAGAAAGATCTCCCGAAGCCTATTGAGCAACAGGGCAGATCTGATCACCCAGATCCTCACGCCGTCACCAAACTACAACACCGCCTCTGTAGAAGCAGGGTTCTTGGTGTTCTGTCACACTGACTGTGAGAATGACATTCGTGAGTTGCCAGGGTTCATTGAGTGCGCTTCGTATGGTACTCGCAAGGTAATGCACGAGATGGAGCTTGGGGCCTGTGATCGATACAGGTTCATCATATCTCCTGAATTGTCAGAGATCGCAGACTCCGGAGCGGCTGTAGGCTCTACCGGACTTCTGTCTACCACTGGAACGAGCATCGACGTATACCCGATGATCGTGGTGGCTGAAGATGCCTGGGGAGACGTTGCTCTACGGGGCCTCAACTCCTTCAATGTGACTCACATCCCACACACCACCAAAGATAAGAATGACCCACACGGTCAGCGCGGCTATGTCGGCGCGATCTTCTGGTGCGCTCCATTTATCCAGAACGATGGATGGATGGCTGTAGCAGAGTGTGGAGTCACTTCTCTTTAATCAACGACTTAGAGTGACCCTAAGCCTCGCCCAGTGCGGGGCTTTTGGGTGAAAGCTGCCCAAACAGGGTGACTACGGCCTAACTCTAAACAGGAGAAATTTATGCCGCAAGCAAACGATATAAGAGGAGCCACAATGTGCTTCTCAAAAGCTGGCCTTACCGCCGGAACGACTTCCACGATCACCACGACTGTAGCAGTAGCAGGCGCTATTGCTGGCAAGATGGCTACGGCGTATGCCGTTCAGACCAACACTGCCCCAGGCACGACTGACTACAATGGCGATACCTTCACCACTATTGGTGATGACAAGGGCTGTGTCTTTGTTGTGAGTATCATCGCTGCTGGGACCATTGCGTTCCATCAGAGTGCGCTTCAGTCTCTGGATGCTGCTGGTGCGTTTAAGATCGCTCCATCGTTCCCATGGGTTGACCTTGAGACATATCTGCCCTGGGGCTATATCATCATCAAGAACAACTCCGGATCGGACTTCGATTTCGGGTCCACGACATGGAGTACTTACGAGACTATGGTGGATATTTCCACCCTGCCATTACGTCCGCAGGAATCGTAAGCAAGAAGAACCCTTGAGTTGAGGGGGCTTCGGTCCCCTCTTCCAAGAATCTCGCACTAACACAGGAAACTAACAATGAGATTATGGGAAAAGGTACGGAACTTAAAGATTGCTAATACGCTTCGTCTGGGTAAGAACTCAGCGATCAAGACAGACAACGCTGATGGGACAGAGTCAACCATCGCCTTAACGACCCTAGAGTCAGACCAGAGGGAGACCAGACAGGAGACCCGCTTCGAGGTCTTCGATGACTTCCTTGATGCTGCTATTGACACCACGAACAACTGGATCGTGTTTGAGGGATCGGATGGCGACGCGACAGTC